CCAGAACGGCTCGGCTGAAAACAGCCAGGCGACCTCGAAGTCGTCCGGGGATTCCTTGCCGATGCGGACGATGCCGCGGCGCTGGACCTTCATGTCCGGGCGGTTCTCGTTCCAGAGTTGCTCGTAGCCGGCCAACTGGATCTTGTGCGCGCCGACAATGGCCTTGGACGTTTTCCAGTCAAGCAGCACAATCTTGCCGTCACGGTCGCGGGACGGCGCATCGATGGTGCCGCCGAAAAGGAACTGCTCGGAGACGAGCTGCACTTCGGGTTCGATGACGGTGAAGCCTTCGTCGTCCCACCAGCGCTTGAAGTTGTTGAACGCGATGGTGGCTTTCTCAACATCCGCGGGGCTGAACTCGGAGAGGTCGGCAACGTGACCGTGCAGGAAGCACTCAATGAGGAAGTGCGCGATGGTGCCGATGTCGGCGGCTTTGTCGCGGACCTTGCGGTAATCCTGACCCTCCATGCCGAGCTTCCACGCCCAGTGGATGAGGCCGCTTGAGTCCTCGCCGATCTTGGCGATGGTGCTGGCGCCGGGAACGTCGGTGCCGTCTTTCAGCGGATACTTCTGGTGCGCGCGGGTCTTTTCGAGGCGTACGATTTTGCGCCCGTCTTCGGTGAAGCGCTCCGGCTCCGCGGGCTTGGCGGCTTTCGCCGCCCTGCCCTTGGTGCTGGGTTTGCGTGTGGTGTTTTTGGCTGGCATGGGAGTTACCAGCTAATCTCTTCGTCGTCCGTTCCGGTCTTGCGAGCGGCGGGCTTGGCCTCGCTCACGTCGAAGCCGTAGGACACGGCATTGCCACCGTCGCCCCAGGTAACGAGGTCATGCACCATGACGGCTTTGGGCTGCAGCGTGATTCCGGCGCCCAAAGTTGCCGTGTACCAGCAGTAGGGAACGACCGCGACTTGGATCTTGCTGCCGCCGCCGACATTATCGGTGATGATGTCGCCGGATGCGTTGAAGAGCTTCGGCGCGCGGCTGTAGGTCTCGCCGTCTTTGCTTTTGCCCATGGCTTTGACTTTGAGTTTGAGCTGGATCAAGTTGTCGTTTTCTTCCCAAGGCGCGGCGTGCATCTTGAGTTTGTCTTTCTTCAGCTCGGCCTTTTTTTCAGCGACAAACTCGGCGAGGAGTGCTTCGGCCTGTTTGAGGAACGGTTCGGCTTCCTCGGCGGTCAGCTCGAGGTTCACTTTGTAGACTCCCACGTCGTCGAACTTGGTGTCGGGACGGTTGAGGTGAGGATAGCGGGCGATGCCCACGGGTGTGGTTAGGGTTTTATTTGGCATGGTTATGTGGTTGTTTGTGGTTGTGTTTTTGGTTGGATAGGAAAGTCGGAGTGACGCAGAAGCTCGCAGAAGTCCTCCATGGTCAGCGTGACCAGCATGCGGCAGTGGTCTTTGCGGTGAATGACGGCGCAGTTTTTGCGGCCACAGTCGCGGTAGGCTTGTGCGATGGCGGCGTCCAAGTCGAAGCGGGCGCGGCCGTGCCGCTTGCACTCAAAGTGCCAATCCGGCAAGCAGGGCACGATCACGTCAGGCGCGGAAACTCCCCATTGTCCCTGGCTGACCTGCGCGCCCCGCTTTGCCGGAAAACCTTCGGCGGTCAACGCCTTTGCAACTTCGCGCTCGAAGCATGCGCCTTTCTGGCGGGAGTTGATCATTCGTTGATGACCTCCATGAGTTTGTGCGGCACCGGAAACAGATCGGCCGCCTTCTCTTCGCCCCACGGCACGTCCGGCTCGTCGGTGAATCGGTCGCTAACGGTGTCGAAGCGGGTATACGGCGGATGCCACATAAGCGGGATGACTCCGGTGCGGCCGGCGCGGTGCTTGGCTACGGTCCACTCGGCTTCGTGGCTGTCCTGCGGGTTGCTTTCGGTCTCGTAGTAGCTCTTGCGGTAAAGCAGCGTGACGATGTCGGCGTCCGCCTCGATTTGCCCAGAGTCGCGGAGGTCGGCCATCTTGGGGCGGTTGTCGCCGCGCTCTTCGGCTTTGCGGTTCAACTGGGCGGCAGCGAGCACCGGAACTTTCAGCTCCATGGCCATGCTCTTGAGGCCGCGGGAGACGAAGCCGACCTCATTCTCGCGTGACTGCGCGTTCTTCGCGGAGAGAAGCTGCAGGTAGTCAACGAGGACGACTTTCACGCCGTGCTTTTTGACGGCGCGGCGCGCACGCGCGCGGACATCCATGATGGAAAGACCGCCCTGGTCATCGATAAAGAGCGGCTGGCCGGCGAGGCGCATGTGCTCATGCTCAAGGCGGCGCATCTCGTCGTGCTCAATGTCGCCGAGCTTCAAGCGGGTGCTGTCGAAGGATGCACGGGCGCAGATGATGCGCTGGATCAATTCCAACTTGAGCATCTCAAGGCTGAAGAGCAGCACCGGAATGCCGCGGGCAACAAGGCGGTCGGCGATATTGACGAGCAGGGCGCTCTTGCCCATGGCGGGACGCGCGGCGACCAAAACGAATTGACCTTCGCGCAGTCCGCCGGTCCAGAGGTCGAAGGTCTTGTAGCCGGTGACAACGCCGCGGGGCTTGCCGCGCTCGGCCACGCTGCGGTGCAACTCGGCGAGGGCGCCGTGCATCATGGCGCTGGCGGGCTGGATGGTGTCGGACTTACCGGCAAGATCAATGTCGAGAACCGCAGTTCCGGCGGTGGCGAGCGCCTCGTCCGCATCTTGGGTCACGTCCATGGCGGCGGCTTTCATGCGGTCGGCTGCGGTGATGATCTTCCGGCGGGCCGCGTAGTCGCGCAGGATGCCGAGCTGGTAGTCGATGTTGCGGGTGAGCGCTTGGCCGATCATCTCGGTGACGGCGCCGGGACCGCCGACTTTGACCAGCTCCTTGCGCGCTTCGAGTAGACGGGTGACCTGGATGAGGTCCGGCGTGCCGCCATCAACGACAATCTCGCTGATGGCGCTGAAGACAGTCTTGTGGTCGGGACGGAAAAAGTATTCGTCGGTCAGCTCGGGAATCTCGCCGAGGAGATCGCCGTGGTTCATCAGCGCGCCGAGGACGTAGGCTTCGGTCTTGGGGTCGTGTGGTGTGATCATATTAGGCGTGGCCTCCATCGTTGTCGTCGTTACTGACGATCATCAGCAGGATCAGCATGAAGGCGACGAGCATCACTTGGGTCGCTATGACAAAGACGCTGCTCATTTTCTTTGGCCCTCCGGCGAAGCGCTGCGCGTCGTGTGAGCCAACGGTCGCAGGCTGCATCGACGAGACGAAAAGATTCCAATAGCCATGGCGTGATGTGGTGTTCGGGCGGTGGTGGTTCAGTTGCCATGACGTGGGACTGCTTTCTGTCGTGGCGTGATCTGTAGGCAAATGTTGGCAAATGTTGGCATGGGAATCAAGGGTTTTTTGGGAGGATGGGCCATTTTTTTAGGTGGCCGAAATCGCGGGGCTCGCTGACGGAGGCGACCTGACCGCAGATACCGCAAGTGTCTTCGTGCCAGGTGGAGATATGGCCGGCGGGCATGCCGCGGCCGTGGGCTTCGCCGCAGGGACGGCAGATCCAATCGGGGTAGGGCGGCGCGAAGATGCGCTCGTAGTTGGCCCGGTAGCGGTCGCCGTCGACCGGCCGCGGGCTATCGCCTTTGCCGGCGCTCATAGCTCGTAGCCCTCCGGTGAGGCGAACTCGTCCTGCGAGAACATGGGCTTGCCGCTTTCTTCGAGGAGCGGGAAGTGGCGCAGGCAGGCGGACGCGCGCCCGCGCAACTCCTTGACCGTCCGGGGCCGCGTCGAGGGATGCAGCAGGTCGGCCAAGAACTGGCGGGTGCGGCGCAGTGCCCTGTATTGCTCGTAGCGGAGGCTCATCGGATGCCAGCGGCCTCCTCGATGGCGTCGTGGGCCTCGGAGGCAATTTCGTTGGATGGCTTGACGCAGCGCTTCAAGACGCGGATGAGGCGATTATTTGAGCGGATCAGCTCACGGACTTGCTTTTCCAGCGCGAGTTCGTTGTAGGCTCCGAAGTTGCTGCCGAAGCCGACTGAGCCGACAACCACGTTGGGGGTCATGGCGCTCATTAGGCGGCCCTCCGTTGGCCGATGGCGGGGCGTCCGAAGAGCCACTCGCTGCGGCGGAAGTTGGCGCCGGCGATCAAGCCGCGCTTGGCCAAGAAGCGGTCGCAGGCTTTCTGCATGAGCAGGTGGTTGATCTGCGGGAGGCCCGGCACGCCGCGCTCCACCTCGGTGACGCATCCGTTCTTGAACTTCATTTGCGGACCTCCTCAAGTTCGGTGGCGAGCTGGCGGACGAGGGCGCGCAGAGCCATGATGGTGGCGATGGACTCGTCGGCGATCTGCTCAACGTATTCGACGTTGATGTTGGTGGTTTTCGGCTTGACGGCAGCCGCCTTCTTGGTGGTTTTCTTTGCGGGTTTCATAAAAGTATTCATCAAGTATTAGGCAGGGGGTCGGACATTGGTTGGGTAACCCCAAAAGATTCTTGGGAATTGGCGATTGCGAGTTGGTCGAATAGTTCCCAGTTGTTGGGTTGGCGGTCGGCAGGACCGGTGCGCGCGTACCTTGAGTTTTTCCTTAAATCCGGCGGGACATATGATATTGCCCCCATGTCGCCAAACTCTGACCTGCCGTACACAAGCCACTCGTCTCGGTCCCACATATAGAAAACCAAGATGTCATATTCTGTGGCGCCATAGGTCCTGTTGCGGCAATTGTTTTTAATGATATAGCGATTAATGTCGTCCAAAAACCCGTGCTTAACCTGAACGTGCTGGGCGCGGATATCGTGTCGGTCGGCGATGATGTCAAAGCCCTTGAACCTTCCGCCCAAAACGGTGCAGGAATAGCCGCGGCGCGTAAGCCGCTCTGCGCACCTATACTCTGCGATGTCGCCGCGGGTGTTGTTTTCTAGTGCCTTGAGCCGGCGCAGCTCTTCGTCTGACAGCGTGATAATTCCACCCTCCGTCACCTCAGAGTGCTCCCCATCGGTCAGCGCAAATAGGTTGGGCTGCGTCACGCTTTGATTCCTCCCACGCGGCGCTCAATCTCCCGCTCGTAGCTGTCGTCCGAGGCTCGCGCCTTGAAATGCACAACCTTGGACGCCGCCGGTGCCGTGCGGGTATACTTGTCGGTGTAGGGCTTGACCCAGTTTGCCGTGATGGCGTCTCGGATGGCCTTCATGGCGTCCGACTCGCTGATCTCGGCGAGGTCTTCGAGGATCAAGTCCGCGGCCAGCTTGGTCAGCGGATTGCAGCGACCCTTGATCGGCTGGCTGCGGTAGTCCATGAAGCGGACCCACCAGGCGCGGAACTCGGGGCCGTGCGGAAGTTTTAGGTCGGCGAGGCTAACTTCGACCTTGGGGGCTTTTTTGCGGGGCGGACGAGCAGGGGAGGAAGAAGGGAGCGAAGGCGACGGAGTCGCCGGAGCGGGCGCGTCAGCGCTTTGTCTTCCTGTCTTACTATGTCTTTGTCTATGGGTATCAGATGCTGACGGTTTTCCGTCAGATTCTGACGGTTTACCGTCAAATGCTGACACTTTGCCGTCAAATTCTGACGGTTGCTCTTGCTCCAAACTGTCAGATTCTGACGGTTCGCCGGACTCAATCCACCGCTTCACGCCAAGCAGCTCAAAGTCGGCAGCCTTGCCGATGCCATAGGTTCGCCCGCCAATCTCCCGCACTCGAATCTCGCCGGCGTTGACTAGCCTGCGCAGAGCATCCTTTACGCCGTTGATGCTCTTGAGGCCAGTATTGCGGCGGATATCTTCGTTGCTCATGTGGGCGAGGTGAGGCGTCTCTTTGCGCGACTGCCAAGACAACGCAACAAGCACCATGCGCGCCGCCGCATCCTGCAACTCGCAGGCGCGAACGGCATAGTTGACGGCGGCTACGCTCATTTCCGGCGGATCAGTCGGCTCTTCTTGCACTCGTCGGCAGACTCAAAGATCAGCCGACCTTCCACGTCCGCCATCCCTGACCAGCGGCACTTGAGGCGGTCGTAGGGCGGATTGACCGGCTGCCAGCTCGCGGCGTCCTTCACATAGCACACCACCGGCTCCGACCAGTCGGGCACCTCGACGAAGAGCATGCGCGGGTGACGGGCGCGCTGATGGCGGCAGATCACTGCGGTGACCTCGTCGCCGGCGCTGTAGCCGACCTGGGCGGCGGTCTCGACGGCCAGTTCTTTGGCGGTCTTTGGGGTGGACTTGAGGATGGCTTCCGGTTGGGGCGTTCGGGCAGGCTGGGAGATTGGCGCCGGGGCGACTTCCGGTTGACTGATAGGCTGACTGATGGTGGATCTTGCTTTGGTGAGGATGGATTTGATCATGCTGCTAATTGCTCCTGTTGTGGTTGGTGTTGCCGGACATCGGGCTTTTTTGCCGCGAGTTCCAAATAGCCTGCGACCTCGTCAATCATGGGGTCGCCGTCGTGATTGATGACGGTGGCAAAGCCGGTGAACGACCAGTGAATCCAAGGATGCAGCGGCCACTTGTCGGCGTTGCACATGCCGATCTCGATCAGCACGGCGCCCTCGTCCCAACAGATGATGCCGTCTGGAGTCTGCTTGCCCTTCAAGCCCTTTGGCGTATTCATAAGGACATGCATGAAGTGGTCGCAAACGCTGCCGCCCACGCCCATGTCGGGCCACGCTCTCTGCAAGGCGTGGATTACCAACGGGATAGTGTTGGTCATCGCTTCATGCAGAGGCCTGCCTATGCGTCCGTATGACATCGTCTTTTTATGAAAAATTTCGTAAGTCGCTATCGGTAGGGGGATTAAAGAAAAATGAAAACGAGCTATCCCCGCCGCCCCTGGTACCCTGTCTCATTATCAGTTCAATTGTACATGACTCCGATAGTATTCTCTTGTTATAGTGAGACGGACTCTGTTGTCTCAATAACGCGCAATCTGCGAT